GCCGCTGAGAGCCGCGACCTGTCCACCGAGGAGCGCGAGTTCGTCGACCGCACGTTCGCGGAGCTTGACGAGAAGCGCACCATGATTGACACCCTCATCACCGCTGAGAAGCGTGAGGCTGAGATCGCCGAGGCCATGCGTGGCGTCGCAGATGTCGCTCGCCCGGTTGAGGCCCGCACAGCTGCGGCCGAGTCCGACGCCGACATCCTTCGTCAGCTGCTCGCTGGTGAGCGTCGTGCGCACTCGTTCCAGTTTGAGAAGCGCGACATCGCCAAGACCAGCAGCAACGCCCCCGTGCCGACGTCGTTCTCCGACGTCGTCATCGACCAGGCCCGCCTCGTCGGCCCGATGCTCGACCCGACCGTCGTCACCGTCCTCAACACGGGCTCCGGCGAGGACCTTGTCCTTCCGTCGCTCGCGTCCTGGTCAACGGCCGGCTTCGAGGCTGAGGCCGCCACGATCGACGAGTCGGACCCGACCTTCGGCAAGACCACGCTCAAGGCCTACAAGTACGCCTTTATCGTGCAGGTCTCGCAGGAGTTCCTGGCCGACAGCAACATCGACGTCATTGGGTTCCTCGGCCAGCAGGCCGGCAACGCCATTGGCTACGCCGTGAACGACAAGCTCACGCTGGGCACCGCCACGGTGGAGCCCAACGGCATTGTCACCGCGGCTGCGGCCGGCGTGACCGGCGGCACCGCTACCGCGACACGCGGCACGGGCGGCTTCACTGCTGACGATCTGATCGACCTCGTCTACTCGCTCGATGGTGCGGCTCGCCGCCTCCCCGGTTTCGGGGTCATGGCGAACGGCTCCAGCATCGGCGCCATGCGCAAGCTCAAGACGTCGTCGGGTGACTACGTCTTCGTGCCCAGCATCCAGCCCGGAACCCCGGACTCGATCCTCGGCTACTCGCTGATTGAGAACCCGGCAATGGCCTCGGTCGCTTCGGGCGCCAAGTCTGTTCTTGCCGGGCACTTCCCGTCGTACTACGTCCGCACCGTGGGCGGCATCGACGTGGCACGGTCGGATGACTTCGCCTTCAACACCGGCCAGGTCACGCTGCGCTTCCAGATCCGCGTCGACGGCAACCTGCCGCAGACGTCGCACGTCAAGCGTTTCACCGGCGGCACCGCCTAGTCACTAGGCACCTAGACGTGGATGGCCCCGCCTTTGCGCAGGGGGGCGGGGCCATCCACACCCCCCTGCGCACACAAGGAGAAACAGGTGGCCCATGCCACGAAAGCCTCAAACACTCGCAACAATTCACGCAGCGGGAATCCCGCTCGACGTGCCGCCGCCCGAGAGGGAGCAGCTCCTCCGGCTGGGACTGCTGCACGAAGAATCCTCTGGGCCAGCAACGCGCCCTGGACGGCCACGGGCTACGGCGAGCAAACCCAGCAAGCCACCCGGCGAATCAAAGCCGCCGGCCACGAAGTAGCCATCGCCTCCAACTACGGGCTCGAGGGCTCAACGATGGAGTGGGAAGGCCTGCCGGTCTACCCCCGCGGCCTAGACATCTACAGCAACGACGTGATCCCTGCCTATGCGATGGACTGGGGCCGACCAACTGGGCAGCAGGCCGTCGTCATCACCCTGTTTGACTGCTGGGTTTTCAAGGGCGCTGGCTGGGATGTCCTCGACCGGGTCGCCTCCTGGGTGCCGATTGACCACTTCCCCGCACCGGCCCCAGTCATCGAGTGGCTGAAGCGCCCCAACGTGACACCGATTGCCATGTCTCAGTTCGGGCTTGACGCGATTGAGCGCCACGACATCGAGGCGCTGTACGTCCCGCACGCCATCGACACCAAGGTCTTCAAGCCGACGGATCTGATCCAGGGCAGTGACGGCCAAGTGCCCGCCCGCACATGGATGGGCATCCCCGACCACGCCTACGTCATAGGGATGGTTTCTGCCAACAAGGGGCAGGTGGATCGCAAGTCGTTCGCCGAGTCATTCCTCGCGACCGCGATGGTGATGCAGAAGCACAACGACGTCTGGCTCTACCTGCACACCGAGCCGAGCCCAGCGATGTCTGGCCTTGATTTGCGGGCGCTGCTGGCCGCGACGGGCGTGCCGATGGACCGGGTCGCCTTCGCTGACTCCTACTCCTACCGCATGGGCATCCCCAAGGAAGCCCTTGCCAGCATCTACACGGGCATTGACGTGCTGCTTCAGCCCAGCCGAGGCGAAGGCTTCGGAATCCCCGCCGTCGAGGCCCAGGCTTGCGGCACCCCGGTCATCGTGTCCAACGCAACCGCGCAGCCTGAGCTTGTCGGCGACGGCTGGCTCTGCGACGTGCAGCCGGCATGGGACGCACCTCAAGGCTGCTGGTTCTTCACGCCCCTGGTGCCGAGCATCGTTGACAACCTTGAGGCTGCCTACGCGCGAGGCCGAGGCCGATCCCAGCAGGCCATTGACTTTGCCGCCAACTATGACGCCGATGTTGTGTTTGACAGGTATTGGCGGTTAGCGCTCGACGTCCTCCTCGCGCCATGAGGGTCGCTTGGGTGACGCACCACATCCCTAGGGTTGAGGAGCGGCACGCGGCGCTACTGCCGGGCAAGTATGCGGGTGGGGCGGAACGGAACACCGACTACATGGTCACGGCGGCGCCGGCCGGTGTTGAGGTCACCTACATCGAGCCGGAAGCCGCTGAGAGCGCCGCAGACGCGACATACGATCGGGTAGTAGTCGGAGGCACTGACAAACTCTCCGAAGCCTCTATGAATTTCCTAGCGGCTCTCAGGCCCATTGTCTGGGTGCAGCACGCCCAGCACCGCACACCGGCCAAGGCTGACCTGTTCCGCCAGGCGTCGCGGTTCTTGACGATGAGCCGCGCGCACATGGGCTGGGAAGCCGAGTGGACTGGGCGCGCTGACGCCTTTATTCACTCTCCGGTTCCGCCGGACTGCGTCGCCCCCGCCGATAAGGAACCTTTTGCCTTGTTCGCGGGTAGACGCCACCCGGCCAAGGGGAAACTCAACGCCCGCATTTGGGCGCAGCGCCACGGCGTTGAGCTCGTTGAGCTGGAGAACGCCCCGCACGAGGTCGTGCTGGACCACATGGCCCGCGCCAAATACTTCGTCCACCTCCCCAAGGAGCGGGACGCCTGCCCCCTCGTCGTCATCGAGGCCACCCTCGCTGGCTGCGACATCGTCACCAACTCCCTCGTCGGGCGGCTAGAGCCCGGCGACCCTGCGGCAGTCCTCGCCCAGCAACCCGAGCGGTTCTGGCGAATTGTGGAGGAAACAGCATGAAGATCGTTGTCACCGGCTCCGCCGGCACGTTGGGCGCCCCCCTGGTCGCCGAGCTGCGCGAGCGCGGCCACGACGTCTGGGGAATCGAACTCCAGCACACCGGCCAGCCCCAGACCGTGCGCGCCGATGTCGCCGACTACCGTCAGCTGCGCGCCGCCTTCGACCGCGTCGGCGACTTCGACCTCGTCTACCACCTGGCCGCCGAGTTCGGCAGACTAAACGGGGAAGAGTTCTACGAGAAAGTTTGGGAAACCAACGCCATCGGGACCCGCAACGTGCTCGAGCTTCAGCGTGAGCGCGGCTTCCGCCACGTCTTTGCCTCCTCCTCCGAGGTTTACGGTGAGGCCGACGCCGAAGCCATCGACGAGCGCTACCTCCTCGACAACCCGCAGCCGCGCCTCACCAACGACTACGCCATCAGCAAGCGCGTGAACGAGGAGCAGATCCGCAACTTCGCAGACCGCTACGGCACCAAGACCATGACGCTGCGGTTCTTCAACGCCTACGGCCCCGGCGAGCGGTATCACGACTACCGCTCCGTCGTCTGCCTCTTCGCTTACCGGCTGCTGACTGGGAAGCCGATCACGGTTTTTGAGAACTACCACCGAGTGTTCCTCTACCAGGCTGACTTCATCGTGACGCTCGCCAACGCCGCCACGAGCTTCGCCCCAGGCGAGACCGTGAACGTCGGCGGGGACGAGTACGTCAGCGTTGAGGACATGGCAAACATGCTGCTCGAGGTCACGGGCGCCCACCCGTCCCTCGTCAACCGGCTTCCGCTGGACAAGCACAACGTGACGAGCAAGAAGCCTGACATCTCCAAGGCCAAGGCACTGCTGCACCACAACCCGCGCACAAGGCTCGCTCAGGGACTTCCCCTGACCGTCGACTGGATGCGGAAGCATTACGAAATCGGAGGCTGACCGTGGCGATTAGCAACGGCTACGCAACCCTGGCGCAGATCAAGTCTGCGCTGCGCATCGCCTCCGGCGACGCCACCGACGACGCCCTCCTCGAGATGGCCGTTGAGTCCGCCTCGCGCCTCATCGACGCCTACTGCGGCAGGAACTTCATCAACGCCGGCACCGTCACCCGCTACTACAACACCGAGAACCCCTACGTCGTGCAGATTGACGACGCCCGGTCGATCTCCCAGGTGCAGACCTCCACGGGCCTGGACGGCGTGTACGACACGACCTGGACGATTGGCACGGCAGGCGGGCAGGGCGACGCCCAGCCAGAGCCGATCAACGACTACCTCGGTGGCGTGGTCTGGCCCTACACCCGCATCCGGGCCATCGGCGACTACTCCTTCCCGACCGGCCCGGAGAACTCCATCAAGGTGACTGCGGTCTTCGGCTGGCCCAACATCCCGGTCACGGTGACTCAGGCGTGCGTGCTTCAGTCGTCCAGAATTTTTGCACGCTTGCAGAGTCCGCTGGGCGTTGCCGGCTTCGGGCCCGACATGGGAATCGTCAGAGTCAGCCGCGGCCTTGACCCCGACGTCGTCCAGCTGGTCGAGGGCTACCGCCGCGTCAACGGTGTCGCATGACAGCGCTCACCGACCTACGCACCGGGCTGGCCAACAGGCTCGCCACCATCAGCGGCCTGCGGTCCTCGGCCTACATTCCCGACAACCCGCAGCCTCCCGTCGCGGTCGTGATGCCGGGCCGCATCCAGTACGACACCGCCTTCGGGCGCGGGTCGGACGAATACTCATTCACCATCATGCTCATCGTCGGCCGCGTAGCCGACCGGGCATCACAGACCAACCTCGACGCCTACTGCGCCTCTAGTGGTAGCGCGTCGGTGAAGGCGGCAATTGAAGGTGACCGCTCCCTCGGGGGCAAAGCCTTGGACTGCCGAGTCACAGAAATGACTAACCAGGGCTCGTTGAGCATCGGGGACGTCACCTACCACACGGCCGAATTCTCGGTCACCGTCATTGCCGCCGGCTAAGGAGTAAGCAGAATGGCAAAGTTCATCGGCAAGAATCTTCGGGTGAAGGTCGGCAGCACCGAGCTCACCACCAACATCGCAAGCGTCGAGGTCACCGAGACTGTCGACGAGATCGAGACCACGGCGTTCGGCCAGGCTGCGCGCAGCCGCATCGCCGGGCTCAAGGACGCCTCGGTCACGATCAGCTTCCATCAGGACTACGACGCCTCGAGCGTCAACGCCACGCTCGCCAGCGTGTTTGGCGGCACGGCCAATGTGGTCATCCTCGCGGGCACCTCGCCCACACAGGGCACCGCAACCGCCACGTCGCCCCTTTACACCATCCCCACGCTGTGCAGCGCCCAGACGCCTGTGAACGGGCAGGTTGGCGACCTGACCACATTTGATGTGACGTGGCCCGCCGTCGGCGAGATCAGCAAGTCCACTGCTGGCACGTTCTAGGCCTAGGAGAATCCCTTGCGCATCAACTTCACGATCACCTACGCCGACGGCACGGCGGCGGAGGCTATGGCCTCCGTCGCCGACCAGGTGGCCTTTGAGCAGGCACACGACCGCTCCATTGCCCGCCTTGCCGACGACTTCCGCCTCACTGACGCCTGCTGGCTGGCGTGGCACTCGCTGCACCGCACTGCCCGCACGGCTGACGATTTCGACACCTGGCTCGACAAGGTTGAGAACGTGGAGTTTGGTCAGGGGAAGATCGTCCCTTTGGAGGGGACGACAACGCCCACTGGCTGATCGTCCATCTGGCCTACGAGTACGGCATCACGCCGTCACAAGTGCTGGCCGAGTCCGACCGCATGATCTTCACCATGTCGAAATACCTCACATGGCGAGCACAGGAGTCAACGAAACGAGGCTAGATGGATCTCAACGTTCGACTCACTGGTGCTGACGCAACCTTGAAGGCCTTGTCTATCCTCGAGCCCAGCGTCGCCAGGCGAGTCAAGCGCGAGATCAGCGACATAGGCTCCGGCCTAGCCGCCTATATCAGTTCCCTGGCACAGTCCGAGCCGCCCGTTTCGGGCTGGGTCGGGACGCCAGGGTGGCCGGCGTGGGAAGCCGTCACGGGCTCTTCGAGCCGCCGCGGTGCCGGCGTTGTTGTCACCCCTAGATCTGGCGATGCCCGTATCGCTGGCATGTACGAATACATCGGCAACGCGACAAAGATCCGCACCCCGCAGGGCGCCGTGCTGTCGCGCATGATGAATGAGCGTTTAGGCGTCCCCGTGTCAAACAGCAGACGCAAGCGGCCCGGTCGCCTGGTGCGCAAGACACTGAACGACAAATATGCCGAGGCTCGCCAGAAGATTGAGCAGGCTTGCCATTCGGCCGTTGATGAAGTGAATAGGAGGATGCCCTGATGGCTGCTGGTAAGGGTATCCAGATCGTTGTCGGTACCGATTACAACGACCGCGACCTCAAGCGCGCCCAGGCAGACCTGAACCGCCTGAAGATGCAGGCGGCGAAGACTCAGGGCCCCATGAAGCAGCTGGGCGGCACGCTTCGCGGCTTCCTCGGCCCGGCGTTCGCCCTTGCTGGCGCAGCTGCCGCAGGCTTCGCCCTCAAGCTCGGCGTCGAGGCAGTCCAGGCCGCCATCGAGGAAGAGAAGTCGGTTGCCCGCCTAAAGATGGCGCTGGACAACCTCGCCCTCGGCTTCGCAATGCCCGTCGTCGACGACTTCATTGACAAGACGCAGCGCGCCTCCGGCGTCGCCGACGACCAGTTGCGGCCCGCCCTGGGGCAACTTGCCGCCGCGACCGGCAACTTGTACGACGCTCAAAACCTGCTCAACCTGGCGCTCGATGTGTCAGCCGGCACGGGCCGCGACCTCACCAGCGTCACCGCCGCGCTCTCTAAGGCCGCCAACGGCCAGACCACGTCGCTTCGCCGCCTCGCCCCCAGCATCGACGGGGCCGTGCTCAAGACTGGCGACCTCACCGCAATCACTGGTGAGTTGACGCGCCTCTTCGGGGGCCAGGCCGAAGCCCGCGCCAACACGTTCGCGGGCACCATCGACCGGCTCACCATCGCCGCAGACGAACTCATGGAAGCCTTCGGCAAGGGGTTCCTTGACGCCTTCCAAGAAGGACTCGGCGGCAGCACCGAAGACCTCATGAAGACCCTGCAAGACCTCGAGCCGCAGATGGAGCAGATCGGCGGCACCATCGGCAAACTTGCCGGGACCATCGGCAAGATGTCAGGCGCCATTGAGCTGTTCGGCAATCTTGTCAACGTCGCCGTCGTCAACAACATTGGCCCCTGGCAGATGCTTGCTGACGCGATTGGCCTGGGCGCGGACGAGTCCGACGTCTTTTCCGCCCGCGGCAAGGACATGGCCGACGTTCTCTCAGGCACGGTGTCATCGGGTATTCAGCAGGCCACCGACGACATGGGCAAACTTGCCCGCGAGGCAGAAGAGACCGAGCAGTATTTCGAGAACCTCAACTCGGAACTCAAGATCTTTGGGGATCTGACCTCAAAAAATGACGCCGTCCGCGGATACCAGGCCGCCCTCGACGACCTTCGCAAGTCGGTGAAGGAGAACGGTCGCGCGTTCAATGACACGACGGAGAAGGGGCGCGCTAACGCCGACGCCCTTGACGACATCTTCAACTCTGCGCAGAAGGTGGCGGAGGGCCAGCAGACAGCGGCCGAGAAGATCCGCACGATGGAGCAGGCGTCAGCGGACGCTAACGACGTACTGAAGAAGATGGGTGTTCCGCCCGATGTGCGCGCCTCCCTGATTCAGCCTTTCGACACCCTTATCGCGAAGTTCCGCGAGAACAACACTCTGGCGGACAATCTGAAGCAGCGCATGGAGGGCTTGCCCACCGGCACCCGCACGTTCACCTACGACATCGTCGTCAACAACGCCAACAGCCTGCCGCCGCACATGCGCGCCGCCGGTGGCCCTATCGGCCTAGGAGGCCGTGGCTCCGACACCGTCCCCGCCATGCTGACCCCAGGTGAGTTCGTCATCAGGAAGTCTGCGGTGCAGCAGTTCGGGCGCGGCTTCTTCTCGCAGCTCAACCGCGGCATCAACCCGCTCGCGGGCATGACCCCGACCGCAGGCGGCTCAGGTGGCGGCCTAACGATCAACGGCGGCATCACTGTCCAGTCGGCTCCGGGTGAGCGTGCTGAGACGTCCCTTCCCCGTGCGCTGCGGCGTGCGGCTTTCCTGGCAGGCGTGAATGGCTGAGTCCTACAAGATCGGCGCGACCGATGTCACTGCGTTCCTGACCCACCTCCAGGTCATTGACGGCAACATTGGCATCCCGCCGCTGCGCCAGGACGACTACTCGGTGCCGGGGCGCACCGGCGCTATCGCCGCAACCCCGTGGTGGGGTCCCCGCGTCGTGACCTTCGGAGGGATCATCGCCGGGGCCACGCGCCCCGCGATGCAGACCAACCTCAAGAGCCTCGGCTCCCTCGTGCTCAATGGCGGCGACACGTTCACGATCTCGCGCACGATCGACACGGCGGGCACCCCGACGCATACGGCGACGGCCCGCTACCTCGGCGGCCTCGAGCAGGCTGACGCCCTTTCCAACCGGGTCGCCCGCGTCGCCTTCGACGTGCAGCTCATGGACGGCTTCTGGTACGAGTCGGCCTACACCCCCGGCACCGCCCTGGCCGGCACCACCGTGGTCAACGTCAACGGCGACGCCCCCACCCAAGACATCACCCTCACCTACTCCATCGGCGCTGGCTCCCAGCGGGTCACCAACTCGGCCTACCCCGGCCTCGCCCGGCTCACGTTGAAGCCTGGCAATAACACTCTCGTGGTGACTGGCGGCGGCACCGTGACGATGGCGTACAAGGCGGCCTGGCTGTGACCCATCTGCGCCTCGACGTCTACGACGCCTTGAACCAGACCTACCAGGGCACTTTGTCGCAGTCACTAACCAGCGAGTTTGTGGATGAGTTCAACCAGCCCGGCTACGGCACCTGCACCGTTCCCCTGTTCTCGGCTGATGCTGCGCTGCTGGTGAAGGACGCCGTCGTCCGCGTCATCTACCGCGACGCGGTCAGGTTCGCTTGGTTTGTGGAGACCCGCGACCGGGATCTCGCCAACGCCAGCGGGCAGCAGACGCTCACGGCTTCGGGGCGCGGGCTGCTGGCCTGGCTTGAGGACGCGGTCCTCTACCCGCAGGGCGGGCTTGCTGACTTCCTCGCGCCCGACCGGCCCTTCAACTGGGCCTCCGGGCCAGGGTCCTGGCGGTCTTCCGGCAACTACCAGGCCGCCCTCGGCGTCCAGTGGAAGAACGACACCACCTCCCGCAAGAACCTCCCCGTGCGCTGGAAAGACCCATCGGCCCAGTGGATCTGGCGCACCAACCCCGAGACCGTCGTGCAGCGCGGCACCGTCAACTGGTTCTACAGAGACTTCACCCTCACCGACCCTGTCCGCGTCAAGTTCTTCGCCAGCTGCGACAACAGCATGGACGTCTTCCTCGACGGCCAGCAGATCATGTCCTCCAGCGACTTCGACCAAGAGGCCGCCTCGTTCACACAGATGGCCCGGTTCACCATCCGGCTCGGCATCGGCACCCACACCCTCGCCGCCAGAGTCAAGAACGACAAGCCCTGGCAGCGGTACGACCTCGACGTCACCGCAAGCGACGACAAGGTCTCCTGCTCCGGCCACGGCCTCGCCAACGGCACCCAGGTCACCGTGACGGACAAGTCAGGCGCCACCGGGCTCACCAAGGGCGACACCTACTTCGTGCGCGCCAAGACCGACGACGACTTCAAACTTGCCACCACAAACTCCGACGGCACCATCGTCAACGTCACCACCAACGGCAAGATCGACCTGCAGCTCAAGGTCGACAACACGGCTGGCTTCATTCTCACCGGCATCGAGGTCAACTCCGACGGCAAAGAGACTGACACGGTCGTCGTGCGCACCAACACCTCGTGGCAGGTGTCGTCCACTGAGCCCTACTGGCGGCCGGCCATGATCCTGCGGACCCTCGCCGAGGAAGCCGCGACCCGCGGCGTGTACCGCATGAACCTCCTTACCTACGGCTTCACCAACTCCACTCCGACCAGCGGCTCGTGGACTACCGAGGCCGACCTCACCCTCAAGGTCGGCGCCACCCTGCTCACGGTCCTTGACGACATGGTCGACCTAGGCCACGACTTCTGGCTGGACCCGTCCACCCTTGAGCTTGAGGCCGCAGAGTCCCGCGGCACCGACCGCTCCGCCACCGTTCTACTAGACACCGGGCAGAACCTCGCCCGGTTCTCCACCAGCGTCGAGCGACCCCTCAAGACCGTCGCCCTCGTGCGCACCAAAAACGGCTGGCTTCGCACCGCCGACAACACTCTCCGCGACGCCAACGGCTGGCGCGAGACCTTCCTCGAATACGGCAACACGGCCTCCGAGGATGCGGCCAAGCGCCAGGCCAACCGCGTCCTCGCCCGCACCGGCAAGACCCAGGTTCTCGCCCAAGGCGTCGAGGTCGTTGTCACCACCGGCGCAGTCCCGTATGTCGACTTCTCGGTCGGCGACGTCGTGTCAATCCCTAACCCGTCGGGCACGGGCCTGCCCAACAAGGCGCGGATCTTGTCCATCGGTCTCAAGGAGGAGGGCGGCGGCGTGTCCTTCCAACCGGAGCTCGAGGTGATCACAAGTGCCTGACGGTCAGATGCGGCGCGCCCCGCAGCTGTGGGAGCAGCGCCTCGCCCGCACCACCTCCATCCTCGGCGCCGGCATCTCCTCCTCCGGGGACGCCACCGCCATCGTGCCCCCGTCCCCGCCGCCTGGCACTGGCGGCGGCACCGAGCCCGCGCCCGTCGCACCCGCGCCTGGCCTCTTCATCGCCCCATCAGCGCCCACCCTCATCGGTTCGGTGCAGGGCATCAACGTCGTCTGGAACGGCCTCAACTCCGCCGGCGACCTGTGGCCCTCGGACACGTCCTACGTCGAAGTCCACATGTCGACGGCGGGCACCGGGTTCACCCCAGACGCCAGCACCCTCAAGGGCCGCCTCGTGCGACCTGGTGGGCTGGCAGTCACCGGACTTACTAGCGGCGTCACCTATCACTTCCGGCTGCGGGGAGCCGATCCCGCAGGCAATTTCACCAGCGCGGGTTCAGCAGCCAGCGGCACGCCCGGCCTCATCACGGCTCCCGACATCGCCGCCAACGCCATCACTGCTAACAGCATTGTCGCTGGGACGATCACCGGCTGGAGCATCAACGCGGCCTACCTGTCAGGCGGCACGATCAGCGGCGGTTACATTACTGGCGGCACAATCTCCGGTGGCTACATCTCTGGTGGCACCATGAGTGCCGGCTACATCAGCGGCGGCACGATTAGTGCACCCTACCTGACAACAGGGCCAAGCACGGAACGCCGAGTCATCCTTGGCGACACCGGGGAAACGACGGTCATCAAATTCAACGCCGCCAGTAGCTCCACGAAGTTCCTGCTGGGCATGAATTCAGACAACACCAACTTGGGCCTTTCAACTACAGGTGGTGGCGATTTCCTCGTCGTGCCTCCGCTGGACGCCCAGACGTCAGCCTCAATTGCTTCTTCAACAAACGGCCGCGGCCTGCGAGTAGCCAGTGATGGCAAGGTCTATTCCTACGGCATTGACGACAATACGACCGCCAGCGCCGCCAACGTCCGAGTCGGCGCCAGCGCGCAGCTACTCAGGTCTACCTCAACTGCACGCCTCAAGGATGACCTTGCCCCCCTTGACGGCGACCTGGCTGGCGTTGCCGCAGAGAAGATCAGCAGCGACCCGGCCAGCGTCGACCCCCATGACGTCCTCACCATCACTCCCACCGAGTTTCGCAGCCTGTCCCCCGCCGACGGTGACGCCCGATCCCTCGGCTTTATCGCCGAAGACGTCGCCATCAAATTCCCGTGGGCAGCCAACTGGGACGACGACGGCCTCCCTTCGGCCATCGAGGACCGACCGATCCTGGCGGCACTGCTCGCGGTCGTGAAGGACCAGGCCGCCACCATCACAGACTTGCGTACCCGTATCGAAGCCTTGGAGGCCTAATGCCTTTGCCCGGTAACGTGTCGACGCTCGTCGTCCTCGGCACCTTCCTCACCCCAGAGGGCAACCCCTCGACGGGCACGATCACGTTCACCCCGTCAAGGTGGTTGACAAACTCGGGCGCCAACGTGGCCCTCCCCAACTCGGGCGTCACCAAGACGCTAGGCACGGCGGGCAACTTCACCGTCACCCTGCCGGTCACCGACGACGGCGACCTTCAGCCCGCCAACTGGTACTACACGGTCAGCGAAGTTGTCGACGGAGTCAGCCAGTCCTATGCGCTGCTCCTGCCCGGCACGGCCGGGTCAGGCGGCACCGTCTACCTCGCCGACCTGGCGCCGGCCGCCGAGCTCGGCCCGGAGTACGCCAGCCTGCGTGGCCCCGCCGGTGAGGCCGCCACTCTCGCCATCGGCACCACGACCTCGGTCGCCAACGCCGGCACCGCCTCCGTCACCAACGTCGGCACCAACACCAACGGCACCCTCAACTTTGTTCTCCGCGACGGCCCCACCGGCCCGCAAGGCATCCAAGGCATCCAAGGCGTGCAGGGCAACACCGGCACCTTCGCCATCGGCACGACCACTAGCGTCACCAACAGCGGCACCGCCTCGGTATCCAATGTGGGCTCCTCGACGGCCGGCACCTTCGACTTCGTGCTGCGGGACGGGCCGACAGGCCCAACCGGGCCACAAGGCCCGACCGCCAGCCTCGCCGTCGGCACGGTCACCTCGGTCACCAACTCAGGCACCGCGTCGGTAACGAACGTCGGCTCCAGCTCTGCCGGCACCTTCGACTTCGTCCTCAGAGATGGACCCACCGGCCCGCAGGGCGCCACCGGCACCGCGGCCACCATCACCATCGGCACCATCGGCACTGTCGCCTTCCCGGGGCCCGGCACCGTCACCAACTCCGGCACCACCGGCGCCGCTGTCCTCGACTTCATCCTGGTGACCGGCCCTCAGGGCGACCTTGCTGGCCTGTCCGCCAACGCCCCCATCGCCTACGCCTCCAACACGTTCAGCCTCAATGTGGGCAGCGGCTTGGAGACCGCGGGCACCACCTTGGCGGTGACCTACGGCACGGTCGCGGCGGCGCTCGGCACCACGACCGCCGGCACGGTCAACAGGGCGGCGCGGCAGGACCACGTCCACGCCTTGCCTACGGCCGCCGATATCGGGGCGGTCGGGAATGCCCTAGTTCAGAACAAAGCCGATTTGGTCACGGCTACGGGGAACGCCACCCCCGCGAGGCTTGCGGTGGGCAGCAACGGGGACGCCCTCGTCGCTGACTCCACGACCACAACGGGCCTGCGCTGGCAGCCTAACTACAACGCTGGACGCAACCGAATCATCAACGGCGGGTTTGACATCTGGCAGCGCGGAACCAGTTTCGCGTCTGGCAGCCTTTTCCAGTACACCGCTGACCGTTGGTTTGGGAATTCATTTGCTGGGGTTACATGCACCGTCAGCCGTGAATCGTTCACTCCCGGCGCGGCCCCGGTCGCAGGCTATGAGGGTACTTATCATCTGCGGCTTGTGCGTGGAGCAGGAACGGTTACGGCAGCCTCGTACCTAACTCAGCGCATAGAAGATGTACGCACGTTCGCGGGTCAAACTGTGACGGTTTCGTTTTACGCCAAACTGGCTTCGGCTGGCACGGTTACTGTGAGTTTCGATCAAAAGTTTGGCTCTGGTGGCTCGTCTGATGTGATCGGTTCCGGCACCAACTTGTCGGTCACTACTTCATGGGCTCAATACTCGGCGACAATCTCTGTGGCATCCGTGTCTGGGAAAACGATTGGCGCGTCATCGTTCTTGGATTTGGTGGTCACGCTTCCGCAGGCGCTTGGCAACTGCACATTTGACATCTGGGGTGTGCAGGTTGAGGCGGGCAGCGTGGCTACCCGTTTCGAGGAGGAGCCGTTTGAGGCGACGCTACGGAAATGCCAGCGGTACTACCAACGATTCGTTGCAGGTACAGGCTACGGACGCTTCGGTATTGGATCAGTTGATACCATCACGACCGCACTATGCTACGTCAACACAAGCGTTGCGATGCGTGTGACTCCGACGGCGATAGACACAACCGGAACCGCATCAAACTACGCCATCTACGATGCTGGCACGATTCGAGCGTGTTCCGCAGTCCCAACAATTCTGGCTAACTCTACTGACCAGACAAGCGTTGTAACTGCTACCGCTTCCAGCCTGACTACGGGTAGAGCCGTCGAGTTGATGGCAAACAATGTTTCAACCGCCTACATTGGCCTAAGTGCGGAGTTGTGATGTACCGAGCAAGGATAATCACCACAATGGGAAGCCCCGTTGAACACATCTTCCGCAACCTGTCAGGCGGTGGAGTCCAGTCTTTCCCCAACGTGGAGGAAAATCACGGGTCAGAGCGAGCGGCCTATTTGGAGTGGCTGGCAGAGGGCAATACGCCTGAGCCGTGGCCCCCTGCGGAGTGATGTCCTGAACCTAGGGATTGCGAACGTTGTCCGGAAAGTAAGAATTCACGGCCGCTTCTCATAGGCGGGGTTTATCCCCCGGTGATGAGAAGCGCGAACTTGCCAATTGACGCCAGGCCCCCGATGACCTCGGGGGCTTTGCCATGTCCGGGGAGGCGTCTTGACCTGCGACTACTGCGATCACGAGTTCGAGCCCACACAGACCCGCTGGCTCTGCCCAGCGTGCAAAGCCAAACACCCCTGCTGCGACGGGGCACCCCTTCCAGTTACCCAGGAGCTAGAGAGTGGACACGCCGCAGATCGACGACTTCCTGCTGTGGGCCGCGACGATCGTGGTCGCCGTTACCGCAATAGCCGGCGGCCTCGTCGCCCTCTACCGCCTCCTGACCGGGGCACTCAATAAGCGCCTCGACGACATCTCGTCCCAGCTGCGCCGCAACGGCGGCACCAGCCTCCGCGACGCCGTCGACCGCATCGAGGAACGCACCCAAGTCCTGCACACCGACGTCCGCGAGTTGCGCGAGCGGCTCGACGACCACATCACCTGGCACCTAGAGAAGGACACGAAATGACATTCAAGGAGTGGTTCGCCACCAGCCCCCTAGCCTCCTGGCTGCGCGTCTTCGGCGCCGTCATCCTGTCCGCAGCCGTCGCCGACTGGTCCACCAAGGGCAGCATCGACCTCGGCGCCTGGCAGACCTGGGTCATCGCCGGCCTAGTGTCCGCCCTCCCCACCGCGATGCGCTACCTCAACCCCGCCGACGTCGAGTTCGGGCGCGGCTCCTGGCGTGACGACCGCTTCGACGTGTGGGCCGACGAGGACGAGGCGTGAGCACCTACACCGCCACGCAGCTGCGACGCGCCCTCCGCAAGTCCGGCCTCACCGTCGGCTACGCCGAAGGCTGGGACTCCCACGACATCGACCCCTTCGGGATGTCCCCCACGGCCGGTGTCGTCATGCACCACACCGCCAACGGCGGCGCCAAAGGCAACAACCCCAGCCTCTACTGGCAGATCAGAAACGAGTATTACCCCGTCCGCGCAGCCCACTGCAACATCGGCCGCGACGGCCTCGTCACGATCATCGCCGCCAGGGGCGCCTACCACGCCGGCGCCTGCACCCGGCCCGAAGGTGGCATGAACCTCGGCGGCACCTGGGTCCCGTCCTCAAGCGGCAACAAGATGCTCTTCGGCATCGAGATCGAATCGGCCGGCACCAGCCCCGCCACCAACGCCCCCGTCAACTCCACCGACGGGTACACCCGTGAGCAGGTCAAGGCAGCCACCATCCTCGCCGCCACCATCTGCGAACTCATGGGCGTTGACGCCAAGTGCGTCATCAACCACAAGGACTGGGCACCAGGGCGCAAGAACGACACCCTCCTGCCCATCGAATTCTGGCGCAAGAAAGTCAAGCGCCAGCTGCTCGCCAATAAAGCGAAGCGCCTCATCACTGGCGGGTAACACCGCCAAACGGAAAGGCAGTCATGTCCCTGCTCGACACCCTGTCCGATCCCCAGTACGTCCCCAAGCGTGGCCCCGCCTGCACCGTCCACCTCACCATGCAAGAAATGGACAAAGCCACGCTAGAAAAGTTCACCGCCGCAATGGCTAACCCCAGCGCCGCCGGCACCCTCATCGCCGAAGCCCTCCAAGAGCTCGGCTTCAAGGTCCGCGCCGACGCGATCCAGCGCCACCGACGGAGGGCTTGCCGCTGTGGCATCTCTTGACGAACTCATGGCCCTCGAGCCCAACGACCCCAAAGTCCTCACCCTAGACATCGAAACCAGCCCCAACGTCGTCTACGCCTGGGGCCTGTACGACCAGAACATCGGCATCACCCAAGTCATTGAGCCCAGCCGCGTCCTCTGCGTCGCAGCCAAATGGCTCGACGAACCCGACGTCATGTTCTTCTCCGAGTTCCACAACGGCCGCCAGCAGATGCTCGCCGAAATGTGGCAACTAGTTGACGAGGCCGACATTGTCGTCGGCTACAACCACGCCAGCTTCGACATGCCCCACCTCAACCGGGAATGGGTCAGCGCCGACTACGGCCCACCCTCCCCCTACCAAAACATTGACCTCTACCGGGTCACCCGACGCAACTTCAAATTCGCCAGCAACAAACTCGGCTACGTCACCGACCGCCTCGGCCTCGACACCAAACTAGAAACCGGCGGCCAAGCCCTCTGGAACCGAGTCCTTGCCAACGACCCCGAAGCCTGGGCACTGTTCGCCGACTACAACCGCACCGACGTGCGCATCACCGAAGCCCTCTTCATGCGGCTACGCGCCTGGATCAAACTCCCCCACCTCGGCCTCTGGTCCGGCGAGTTGAGCAACTGCTACTCGTGCGACAGCCCCGACCTCATCCCCGCCGGCACCGTCTACGCCAAGGCCAGCGCCTGGCCAAAACTCGTCTGCGACGACTGCGGGGCCTGGAACAAGATGCTCAAAAACGGTCAGACCCGAGCGGCCTAGGAGACCTGCGTGAAGCCCATTGACCCCACCATCGCCACCGACGCCATCCACGTCGTCAACGGCCCCCGCCAGCGCGACTACGCCCACCCACGCATCAACTTCCAGCGCATCGCCGACCTGTGGAGCCCGATCTTTGGTATCACCGTGACACCAGAGCAAGTGGCCTTGGCGATGATCCAGGTGAAAGTGGCCCGCGAGATCAACCGCCACACCCGCGACAACCTCGTCGACCTCGTCGGCTACACCCTGACCCTCGACGCCTGCCGGGAGGACTAATGAGCCAGCCAGTAAGCCTCTGGATGAGCCTGCGCTTCGGCCAGCTCGAGGTCAACTTCTCCGCCGACGAAGTCTCCGGCTACGCCCCCGACGTCGCCAACGACATGGCCCTCCACGTCGTCAAAGCCTTCAGCGAAGGGATCGCTGAGCTGCGGTCCCACGGCGTCATCGGCACCATCGACGACGACGACACCACGGACGACACCGAGGACGACGACGACGAGTAGCCCCCACACGCCAGCGGCCCCCCAACCCTCACAAGGGGAAGGGGGGCCGCTTTCTGGCGTTTCAGACCGCCCAAGCACCTACCGCAGCGTGCAGGTCATCGTCGTTGACGTGCGTGTAAATCTCCGTCGTGGCGATCGAGGCGTGCCCAAGGAGCTGCTGCACCGAGCGGATGTCGTGCGATGCCCGGTAGACGTTGCCCGCGAAATAGTGGCGCAGACTGTGGGCCGACCATTTACCCGGCAACGCCCGAGCAATCCGGCGCCCCATCGCATCCGGCGTGATCGGACCGCCATCCACGCTAGGGAACGCATAACCGCCCCGCTCCTGCACCTTGCGCAGGGGCTCCACCAGCATCGGATGGATCGGCACCCGCCGCGTTTTCGAGCCCTTCCCCGTCACCGTCAACATGCGGTCACCGATCTGGTCGGCGTGCAGGTTGGCGATCTCCGCCCGCCTCAGACCGGCATAGGCGGCCAGCATGATCGCCAGCCGGTCACGCTCATGCGCGCCCTCAAGGGCCGTTAGAAGGGCGTCCTGTGGGGCTTCCTTGATGGCCCTGGGCGGCATCTTGATCGTCCTGGTCTTGGCCGTCGGGTCAGCGTCCAGGCGCCCTGACTCCATGGCCCAGCGGTAATACGACTTGAGGCTTGCCCTGGCCGACAGTTTCGTGGCTGGCTTCCAGCCGGGGTTTTCTAGCCACTTGATGACGGTCTCCGACGTCGCCGTGTCGAGGTCGTGATCCCGACAGAACCGCTTGAGGTGGTGGATGCGTAGGGCGATGGTGCCCTCACTGAGATTCCCGGCGCGTAGCCAAGAAGCGAACTCAACAAAAGAGCTCATCTGAGGCGACACCCCCCCCCGCGGGAGAGGTCTCCTTTCGTGCTTTCCCATGTGCTCCCCCCGGAACGTGAGTGCTGATAGTCATCCACATCTACCGCCTTCGATCTGCGCAGGCGCGTGATTGTGCGGAAACAGATTGTTCGCGAAAAGGAATTACTGGACATTGACATGGCCTCAACACACGTTCGCCCGAAAAATTTTTGTGGCGAACCTCACATGCGCCATTTTTCCAGTCTGTTCCTTTTTGCTCCCGCACCTGGACTCGAACCAGGAACCACTCGGTTACTGGCGTAAGCCCCTGTCCGCAATCATGCGAGGTGGTCGGTCGACCGCCTAGCCCTATGTTTACACGGGTTTTCGCAATTTAGGGACCCCGGCGGCCTTGGGATTGCCTGAAGAAATGCACTACCGCCAGTCAATTTCCAGGTCAAGAACCCAAACAGCGGTCATGCCGCGGTCAGACCTTGTGACGATCCCTTGACATTTCGATTTTGGGCTACACCTTTCCCACGTCCTGCGCATCCCCCTGACGCAGGACTACGGCGGAGGTGGCCGAGATCCACTCTCCAGTTGGTCGGTCCAATCGGCCACCTCCGCCCCTAACCAGGGAGGGAGGGGGAACCAATGACCGAAGCCATCGTCATCGCCGCCGGCATCCTGCTCGGCGGCCTAGCCATCGCCTACGGGCTCCAGGTCCGCGCCGAGTTCCACGAGCGCGAACGCTGGCGGCGCTTCCAAGAGTCCATGCGCGGCGGCGGCCGAAATCAACCCCTCCCCAAAAAGGAGGACTGAGATGGACCCTGCACTCACCACCGCTCTCATCGCCTCGGGCACCGCTGCCGTGGCCGCCTTCGTCGCCTACTGGGCCGGGGTCGGCCAGGCCGAGAAGAAGCACAAGGCCCGTGAGGCCGCTCTGCTCAACGACCTCGACGACGCCATCCACGTCCTCACGGACATGGCCGTCGCCAACCACCCCGCCGGGCGCCACCTGCGCCTCATCACCCCCGAAGGAGCCTGACATGACCAGCCTCACTGACCCCACCCCCGACGACGAGGACACCTACCCGCCCGCGTACCGCGAGCTCGTGGAGCCGTCCCAGCCCACCCCGAAGGCAATCCGCGCGTGGGCGCTGGAGAAGGGCTTGCCCGTCGGCAAGCGCGGCAAGCTGCCCGTCGACGTCCTGCTCGCCTATCAGGAGGCGTCGCAGTCGTGAGCCAGGCGCGCAAGCACCGCGGCTACCGATCTCAGCGCGTGGTGGCCGAGCGGTTCGCCGACAACGGTTTCCCGCACGCCGAGCCGGTAGGCGCGGGCCGCGCCGGTAGCGACATCGTCGGCCTCGTCGGCATCGACGTGGAGGTCAAGGCACGCCGCGACCTCAACCTCGTCGGCCTCATGAAGCAGCTCGACGCCCGCGCCAAGGACGGAGTCCTCGGCATCGGCGTGGTACGCCCCGACGGCATGGGCGAGACAACCGTCGGCATGTGGCCTGCGGTCATGTGCCTTGACGACCTCATCGCCCTCCTGCGCGCCGCCGGGTACGGCACACCCTTGGAGGAAACGTGATCACTCTGTGCACTGTCGTGCTCGCCAGCGCCCTGGCTGTATCGCCGACCGCGGCACCGGCGAAGGCGCCGAAGCCGTGCAAGGACCGCGTCGTGGCGTGGATCGACAAGGCAGGCTTCACGGGCATCGAGCGCCGCGTCGCCTGGTCAATTGCCCAAAGAGAGTCCAATGGCAACCCGAACGAGTCGTCCTACCCCGACCTCGGCATCGTCCAACTCAACGCGCCCTCCTGGCAGCACACCAAGTATTGGCCCGCCAACGTCTACGACCCCGTCCAGTCCTTCACCGCCATGCGCCGCATGGTGCGCGACATGAACTGGCAGCCCTGGGGTCTGCACGTCAAGCGCGGCCAGGTCACCTACGACTTCTCCGCCTACGGCGGCTGGTCCTCGTGGCATCACCAGAACTGGATCGTTGAGCCCTTCGAGCGCTACTGGGCCCAATTCCCTAAGGCGTGCCGATGAGCTGCGGCGTGTGCCAGGGAAAGGGCTGGAACTACGTCCCCGACGGCGGCGGCTGCGTCGCCCGTGAACCCTGCGACTTCTGTGAGGCATGGAATGACTGCGTTCAACGTGCGCAACATGCTCGACCCCGTCAAGACCTCCCGCGAGGAGGGCAGGCTCCAAGGCCGCAAAGAGATGCGCGACCAGATCCGCGACCAGTTCGCCACCTTCGCCTCGCGCCACCCCGAGCCAGTGGTGAGTGACGAGCTGTGGACGTTTGTGAACTGGATTGAGCGGGAGCCACTGTCATGAGCAAAACCCAGCCCATGCGCGCCTGCGACCGATGCGGCAAAGAACGCATCGTCCGCGCCGACCGGCGCAACTACTGCCACGAATGCCGCGAGCAAGGCCTACGCCCCATCGCCAACTGGATGGAACACGGGGCCTGCCGCAACGACCACCACTCCCCCGACTGGTGGTGGCCGGAGAACTCCGACCTGGCTAACTCAGCAACGCAACTCGCCCTCAACATTTGCCGCTACTGCCCGGTGCGCGACCTCTGCCTGGACTACGCAATTCAGCACAAAGAGAACCACGGTATTTGGGGTGGGCTGCTGCCCGCGGCACGCCAGGCCTACGCCAACCAGCGACGCAGGGCCGTCTAATGCCCGCCCTCATCCCGACCCCCGACGACCTCGCCCGCATGACCCCTGCTCAACGCGCCAAGATCCGCCGCTTCATCGCCCAGGTCGCCCTCGAGCTCGACGACGCCGCCCGCGACACCGTCGACCTCAAGCACGCCGAACGGCAACGCCGCCAACAGAAATGGGGCGAAGCGATCCGCCAACACGCCCGCAACCTCCAAGCACAACTGCCCCCCGAACCCGCCCACATCACCGCCGCCCGCCGCCAAGCCCTCCTCGACAACACCCGCTAAGGAGCCCGATGTTCACCCGACCTGCGACCGAAATCCCCCGCGACCGCTGGGGCCGCCCACTGATCGAACCCCCCGACGGCGGCAAGCCCATCGGCTACACCCGCGTCAGCACCCTCGCCAAAGCCCTCGACGACAAAACCAGCCTCATGGACTGGAAATGCCGCCAGACCGCCATCGGCCTCGCCCGACGCCCCGACCTCGTCACCAAGAGCGCCGCCGTCGGCGAAGACCGCCGCGCCCTCAACGAAGTCGTCAAAGAAGCCCTCGCCGCCGCTGCATCCGACCGCGCCGCCAACGTTGGCACCGCCCTACACGCCTTCACCGAACGCATCGACGCCGGCGAAACACCCGAAGACCTCGTCCCCCACACCGACCCCCTCTACCTCGACCTCTGCGCCTACAAGGAAGCCACCCGGCACCTCGGCATGGAAGCCGCCGAACTGTTCATCGTCTGCGACGAGCTCCAGGCCGCCGGGTCCTTCGACCGCCTCGTCACCGTCCCCGACGTCGGCATGATCGTCGCCGACCTCAAGACCGGGCAGCACGAACCCGACTACCCCCACGGCGTCGCCCAGCAAATCGCCATCTACGCCCACGGCACCCTCTACGACCCCGACCAGGGCCGCATCGCCGCCCTCGCCGACATCGGTGTCCGCACCGACGTCGGCCTCCTCATCCACCTGCCCGCCGAGCGTGGCATCTGCGACCTGTACCTCATCGACCTCGAGCACGGCTGGCAGCTTGCCCAAGCCGCCGTCGCTGTGCGCGCCGCATACAAGACCAAGCCCCTCACCAAGTTGGAACCCACCCCTGCGCCTGCACCCGCACGCGCATCCGCCTAGAAGGAGAACGAAATGACTGTGTTCGCTGCACCTGCCGCCGGAGGCGGCTCCGACGTCCGCCCCGCCGACCTCGAGGGACATCTACTTGTCGTCGAGCCCCTGGAGTACGTCGCATCCATCCCCACCTCGATGGGCGACAAGGACGCCGTCCGCGTCACCATCCACGACATCACCGACACCGCCACCTATGAGGACGTGCTCTGGTTCCCCAAGGTCCTCGTGGGCTCGTTGAAGGGCCGCGTCGGGCAGAAGGTCCTCGCCGTCCTCGGCAAGGGCACCGCCAAGCCCGGCCAGTCCGCGCCGTGGATCTTGGTCGACGCCACCACAGACAACGACTGCGTCCAGGCCGCCACCACCTACCTCGACGCCATCGCCGGCAACCAGTTCGCCGACCCCGAGGTTGAGCAGCTCGCCGCCGACTCCGGCAACCCCGCCCTCGCCGCCGCCCTCGGCAAGCTGGGCGCCCGCAAGTGACCGACGACGTCGCTGGCGAGGTTGTGGACGAGCTGCGCGTGCTGAACGAGCACATGCGCCGTCTCGTTGAAGCCTTGGACTGGTTCAACCTTCTGCAAGACGACCGCAAGCAGTTGGCGCAAGAGGCCAACTAACTAGGCCCCCCACCCTCAACCTGCGCAGGTGAGCAGCCCGTTCGAGCCGGGCGTGGGGACGTGAACTCACACCTCTACGACCGTGCCCTGGGCGTACTACGCCGAGGAACACGGCCCCACTACGTCTACTTCATCCTGTCCCGAGAAGACGTTGTCAAAATCGGCACCACCACAGACCCCGACGCTCGACTCATGGCCCTGCGCAACGACAACACCAAGCGCCCCCGCTTCGTTGACGGCGCTGACCTGCGCCTGCTCGGCTGGGTCGAAGGCGACCACGAACTAGAAACGCTTTTGCACCGGGCATTCGCCGACTACCGCATCGTCGGCGAATGGTTCTCCTACCCCGACATTGAGCAGGCCATCCGGCAGCTACTCAACCTGTCTTGCCTGTGCCGCGGCTGCCAAATGGAAAGGACTGACCTTGCGCATATTTGATCGAGTGGCGAGTGGTGAAAGCGTTCACCTAATGGCTGGTGCTTTGGAACCACCAACCGATTTGCAGATCGTATGGCGCCGTGCGACAAATACAGCCGTTCGCATTGTTGCGGACGAAGCCGCCCAATTCATCTTTCAGTCAAACCGTGACGATTGGTCAATAAACAAAGCCAGTTTTGGCATCATGCGTCCCCCCTTTGATAACTGCTGGATCGAATGGCTCACGCCTTCACACAGACTTGTTGACGGCGCGTGGCACTTCAGGGGCAAGAGCCGCGTGGCTGCTCACATGATTTTGCACGATGATGGCGGGCTTTGGTTTGAGGTTCTATTTGCAGATCGTGCGAACAGGCCGCTAGTGGTGGCGCCGTTCACCACACACATCACCGGGGAAAGTGACCCCGACAATGCCCACGAGCGGGTCAGCCTCTATGCAGGTAAGGAAATCCTTCGAGACAAGGCCGGGCTTTCAGCCGACATTGATCTGGCAACGTCATTGGCAACGGAATTATGGCCGGCCTACCTAACCCTTGGCTGGCTCAATTGCCGCAACGTCAGCACAACAGACGTCACGGTCAACGCCCGCATAGCGGCTAAACGCCAGCGCCGGGGGCAGCCTCGAGGCCTGGACTACAAGCGCATTGTTCTTGACGAAGGCACCCAGCGCGCCCTAACCGTCAACCGCGACGCGGAACAACACGGCAAGCGACTACACATCGTCCGAGGTCACATCAAGCACTACACCCCAGAGCGACCCCTATTTGGCAAATACACGGGCAACTACTGGTGGCACCAGCAAATGCGCGGCAATGCCGACCTAGGCCGCATCAACCACGAGTACCACGTCGCCAGCAGAGGACCTCGATGACCATGCCCGATCCTGCCAGCCCACTCCTTGACGCGGCACGCGCCTGGTACGACGCCGGCTTCTGCGTCATCCCCAGCCACGAGGACGGCGGCAAACGACCCTTCGGCCAATGGAAAAAATACCAAACCCAGCGCCCCGACTGGTCGACGCTCGAGGGCTGGCTGCAGTCCGGCCGCTACTCCGGCATCGGCCTCATCATGGGCCGCGCCAGCGGCAACACCGAAATGGTCGAAATTGAAGGGCCCGGCAACCTCATCGTCCCCCGCGTTCAACAGCTCTTTGACATGGCGCACAGCATGGACCTCGACGGCAGCCTGGGCTTGGTCGCCCTTATGGAACGCATCTACCACGGCTGCGCCGAAACCAGCGCCGGCGGCGGCCTCCACATCTTCATCCGCGTCACCGACGGCGAAGTACCCGGCAACCAAAAACTCGCGGGCAGCCCGGACAAAGTCGTCGCCGAAACCCGCGGCGAAGGTGGCTTCGTCATTGTCTGGCCCACCCCCGCCCGCACCGGCCACGAACCCGGAGCCGCCTACCTCCTCCTCCCCAACGCACACCCCGACAACGCCGCCACCGTCACCGCCAGCGAACTCGACTGGATCCACGCCGTCTTCACCGACGCCTTCGGCGGCTGGCGCGAACCAGCCAAAGCCGCGGCCCCCAAGAGCGCCACGCAACTTTCCACCAGTCCCTCAACCACCGACCTCTCCCCATTCGACGACTACCGCCAGCGCACCACCTGGCGCGACATCCTCGAACCCGCCGGCTGGAGCCACCACTCCAAAGACGCCACCCACGACTACTGGACAAGGCCCGGCAAAGACAAGCGCGACGGCCACTCCGCCTCAACCATCGAAGACGGCCCCTTCTACCTCTTCTCCAGCTCCGTCGCCGGCATGCCCATCGAGCAAGGCCTCTCTAAAGGCCAGGTTTACGCCCACCTCCACCACGACGGCGACCTCTCAGCAGCCACCCGGCAACTACGCGCCGACGGCTACGGCGACACCAATACCAGCCACGACCTGCCCCTCGCCGAATTCATCACCAGCCCCACAGTCGACGACTCCACCGAACGCGAACGCACCAGCTGGTGGCCCCGCGACCTCACCGGCGTCATCCAAGGCCACGAAACCGAACCCGACCCCACACACCTCACCCGCGGCGACGGCCCCGCCATGTTCTACTCCGGCCGCGTCAACGGCCTCATCGGCGAATCCGAAAGCGGAAAAACCTGGGTCGCCCTACACGCCACCACCCAAGAACTCGCCCAAGGCAAACCAGTCATCTACCTCGACTTCGAAGACAGCGCCCCCGGCATCGTCACCCGCCTCCGCAAAATGGGCTGCGACGACAACCAACTCGCCCACCTCACCTACATCTCCCCCGACGAAAGCCTCAGCCTCCCCGCCAAACAAGACCTCGGCGAAGCCCTCGCCCAAGCGCACGCCTCCCTCGTCATCGTCGACGGCTTCAACGCCGCCATGACCCTCATGGGCCTAGACATCAACTCCAACAACGACGCCACCCAATTCGCCCAAGTCCTCCTCAAGCCCATCGCCGCCACCGGCGCCTGCGTCATCTACGTCGACCACGTCCCCAAATCCCGAGAAGCACGCGGCAAAGGCGGCATCGGCGCCCAAGCCAAGCGCGCCATGACCACCGGCTGCGCCCTCACCGTCACCGTCACCGAACCCTTCGGGGAAGGCCAGGCCGGACGCCTCCACCTCACCGTCGACAAAGACCGGCCCGGCAAAGTCCGCGCCAGGTCTTACGCCGCCAAGCACGCCGGCGACGTCGTCATCACCCCGCAAGGGCAGCAAATTCACATCAACATTCAGCCCAGCGACAAAGGCCAAGCCGTCGATCCGTCAGAAACCCAAGCCCGCCGCGAACTCATCGCCGTCGTCAAAGAAAACCCAGGAGCAAGCCAGTCTCAGCTCGAGAAACTCGTCAAGGGCGGAAGCAAACTTCTGCGGGGCCGCCTGGACTACCTCGTCCACCTCGGCAAACTGCAAGTAGTCAACGGCCCACGCAGCAGCAAGCTCTACTACTTCATCGAAGAACTCGAATCTTTACCCGCCTTCGAGGCGGTCGAAGATGCATGAACGACCCCGGCACGACCCCGGCACGACCCCGGCACTTGTCCTATTTGACCAAATAGGCCGTCAAACCGTCAGCCCTCACGAAACGACCCCGGCACCCCGTCCCCGGTCTACACCGGGACGGGGACGGGGTCGTAGAGCCGACCCCGGCACAACCCCGGCACAGCCCACCAACAAATTCACCGCCCACACCTGCCGCAAATGCTCGGCCATCACCATCGCCGGCACCACCTTCGGCCTCCGCGTCGACCTCGAGCCCCAGGTCCTCACCGACGAAACCGAATACGCCGCCCTTCTCGCCGGCGTCCCCACCTACGACCTCTGGCCGGACCGCACCGCCCGACGCCGCCACCTCGAAGAAATTGCCCACCCCGAGCGCGTGCCCCGCCACGCCCACCACACCTGCGGCACCACCTACGGCACCCTCCCCCGCCCCACCCCACTAGCCACCAGCCAAGCCGACCCAACCGGCCCGGCCCCGTTCTAGGAGAACCGTGGACACCAACTGCCTCCTCCCCCACCGCGACCCCAAAAGCGCGGTCAACGGCACCCTCGTCTGCCCCGGCCACACCCGCTGGCTCAGGGAATCCATTGACGATGTCGTCATCACCTACGCCCTCCTCCCCGACTTCTATGAACCCGGCACCGCCATCGACGACGGCCACCAAGTCAAGGGCAAGAGGGTCGATCCACCCGCCCCCGTCCGCCTCGACGTCGTCGCCCTCCTCGACCGGCGAACCGTCCAGCGATACCCGGGCGACATCGTCCCCGTCCTCGCCATGCTCGAGGCCTGGGCAGAACTGGTCCGCGACGAGCGCCAGATCAAGCCATGCCGCCACACCACCGTCACCAGCGAGGCCGGCCTACTACTTGCCCACCTCGAATGGATCATCACCCAGCCCTTCGTCAGCGACCTGGCGCAAGAGATCCGCGAAGTCAAGTCCGCACTGCACTCGGCGATTGGTGACCATGCGCCTCGACCAGTCGGCACCTGCCCAGTTATTCACCCTGAGGTTGGTGAGTGCGGCGGCAAGCTTTACCAGGACCGTTACGGCGGAATGTCAGTCACCTGCCGCAAATGCGGAGAGACCTGGGGCGAGACCGAGCTGCGTCGCCTCGGACTAATGACACAGGCCATTTGACAATGGCGTTCGCATCGTTCATTCTGGTGGTGGCGAAGTATGCCTGTACCCGGTTAGCCGACATCGGCTGCCGGGTTCTGTCATTCAAGGGAGAGGACATGGCGCCGCAGACAACTACCCGCGCCAAGCCCGACCCTGCCCAGCCCATCGTCACCGTCGAAGACATCGACGAAGCCCTGGTGTACACCAGCCTTCGTGCGCAGCGCGACGACGACTGGCACCGATGGGCCGACGCCCTCCTTGACCAGCGCAACCGCATCGCCCGCTCCGGCCCACGCCGCGAGACCAGAGTCATCCAGCCCAACGAATATCCCGAGCGAGGATGATCCGCCGACCCTGCCTGGACTGTGGATCGTTGACCAGCAACGCCACCCGCTGCGAGCCCTGCCGCCTCACCAGGCAACGGGCCAGGGAACGCGGGCCGCGCCCCCACTACGCAGGCGACTACCGCAAGCGAGCCAAGCAAGTCAGGCAAGCGCCAGGCACCTGCTGGATCTGCGGGATAGACACCCTCAATCCTGGCGACATCTGGACGGCTGACCATCTGCTTCCAGGTGACCCGGCCAGCCCGCTCGCCAAGGCTCACCGCTCGTGCAACTCGGCTCGAGGTGCCCGCCCCCTCCCCCAGGGATAACCGGGACCGGGTCCAAAACTGCACACATTCGCAAATCGGACACCCGCCGTGTAGCCAAGAAAACGGCGCTCCGAAATTCAGACTTTGCCTGGAGGTTTTCCGATGGCCCCTCGAGGTCGACCTCCAAAGCCCGTCGAGCAGCACCGCCGCACCGGCACGTTCAACGCGGCCAAGCACAATCGCGGCGCCCTGGTCGCGGTTGAGCCGGTCACTTTGGCGCCGTACCAGAAGCCAGCCTCGGACCTGTTTGCCGAAATCATGGACGCCGGCTCGGCCTGGTTCGCCCGCACCGACTCGGTGCAGCTCGCCATGTTGCGGGAATCGCTTGAGGAGCGTGAGCGTCTACTGCCGGTGGCCGAGTCGTCGACCGAGGCACGCAAGCAGCTGCGCGAACTCAATCGTGAGATCGCCGACTGGCTGACTCAGCTTGGATTCAACCCGACCGCTCGGGCCCGCCTCGGGCTGGCCGAGGTGAAGGCCGCTTCGACGCTGGAGAAGTTGCAGGCGAAGCGCACCAAGTAGACGGAGCCTCCTGCGCATGGCACCTCGAAAGATCAAGGGCTGGCCGCCGGCCATCCTGACTCCTGTCCCGGCTGCGGATATCAAGCGCGGCGACGGCCCCCTAGTCACCGAGTTCATTGAGGCGTTGTGCCCTCAGGTGAAGGATTCGGTTGGCGGTCGGGCTGGTGAGCCGCTGCTGCTGCGTCCTTGGCAGCGCAAGCTGATGGACCATCTTTGGGCGCGTCGAGCGGATAAGCGGCTGCGGGCCAAGGTCGCTTTGGTTGGCTTGCCTCGTAAGAACGGCAAGTCGGCGCTGGGCTCGGGGATCGCGCTGTACGGACTGTTTATGGGTCCTCGAGGCGGCGAGGTTTACTCGTGCGCGGCTGACCGGGACCAGGCGCGCATCGTGTTTGGTGCGGCGAAGCAAATGGTGGAGATGTCGCCTGAGCTTGCCGAGCAGGCGAAGTTGTATCGGGACGCTATCGAGATCCCGGCGACGGGCTCGGTTTATCGGGTGCTCTCCTCCGAGGCGTTTACGAAGGAAGGCTTGTCGCCGACTCTGGTCGTCTATGACGAGCTGCACGCCGCTCCGAATCGTGAACTCTGGGACGTGATGACGCTGGCGCAGGCCGCGCGTTACGACGCCTTGACTTTAGCGATTACGACTGCTGGGGTGCGCACGGACTCCACGGGCCAGGACTCGGTGTGCTACGGGCTGTATCAGTACGCGCAGCGGGTCGCGGCTGGCGAGGTTGAGGACCCGTCGTTTTTCGGGGCTTGGTGGCAGGCGGACCCTGACTGTGACCACCGCGACCCGAAGAACTGGCAGATCGCCAACCCTGGCTATGGCGACATTCAAGACCCTGAGGATTTTGAGTCTTCGGTGAAGCGGACCCCGGAGGCGGAGTTCCGCACGAAGCGCACCAACGTGTTTGTGTCCTCGCAGCAGGCTTGGTTGCCGCACGGCGCCTGGGACGAGCTGCCGGAGATGTCGCCGGTAGATGACGGCACCCCGGTCGTGCTCGGCTTTGACGGTTCGTTCTCAGGCGACACGACGGCCATTGTCGGCGTGACGATTGAGGAGACCCCGCGCGTCTGGCTGGTCGATATGTGGGAGAAGCAGCCCACCGACCGCGATGACTGGCGGGTGGACATTGGCGGCGTTGAGGCTCGGATCTTGCAGACGTGCGGCCGGCTCAATGTGGTTGAGGTTGCGTGCGACCCGTACCGCTGGCAGCGGTCGATGGAGGCGCTGGCCGAGGCCGGGGTTCCGATTACTGAGTACCCAAGCTCAAGCCCAGCTCGCATGGTCCCATCGACGGCCAAGTTCTTTGACGCGGTGGTATCAGGCCAGGTCGCGCACGATCATGCTCCCGCTCTTGCCCGCCACCTGGACAACTGCGTCATCAAGACCGACCAAAAAGGGCCCCGCGTAGTGAAGGAACACCGGGGCTCTCCTCGCAAGATTGACGCCGCGGTTGCGGCCATCATCGCTTTTGACCGGGCTACCCATCGCCGCGAGGCGGAGCCCGAAGCACCTGTCGCCAGTTTCTTCTCAGTCTAGGAGCCGTATGCGCATCGCACTTGCTTTGCAAATCGCTGGCTGCGCTGCGCTCATTGTCGGGTGCGCGCTGGTTGCGCCCTGGCTCGGGTTCGTTGTCGCTGGGGTCTGCGGCCTGGCTTTCGGTGTCGCGCTTGAGAGAGGCCTCTGATGCTCGGAAACTTGTTCGGCGGTCAGCCGATGGAGGAGCGGAACCTCTCCTACCAGCAGGTCTGGGGCTCTGGCATCGACGTTTCGGGCTTCGCCACCTGGGCCGGCACGGTCGTCAACCAGAAGAACGCCCTCGAGATTGGTGCGGCCTACGCTTGCGTCCGCCTGCTGTCGGACACGATCTCAACTTTGCCGGTGGACACGTTCATTCGGCGTGACGGCAACCGGCTCCCCTACCGGCCGCGGCCCGCTTGGGTGTACGAGCCTGAGGGCCCCGGCTCCAGCCGCATTGAGTATTACAAGCAGATCGTCGTCTCCATGCTGCTCTCTCATGGCGCGGTGGTGCAGATCCTCCGCAACGGCAACGGCGACATCGTCGCTTTGCAGCCGCTTGACCCGACCCGCGTGGACATCCGCCGCAACCCGGCGACCCGGCTGCGCGAGTTCGTCATCGACGGCGGCCAGGCCGTCCTGCCTGGCGAGGACGTGCTCTACATCCCCGAGATGCGCCGCCCCGGTTCGCTCAAGGGTGTGAGCCGGGTTGACGAGCTGAAGCAGACGCTCGGCTTGGCGAAGGCTCTGGATGAGTTCGCGTCGCGGTACTTCTCCAACGGTGCCAACACCTCGGGAATGATTGAGTTTCCTGGCAACTTGACGCAGGAGCAGGCGAAGGATCTGGTTGACGCTTTTGAGGCTGGGCACAAGGGCTTAAAGAAGGCTCACCGTCCTGGCGTGCTGTCGGGTGGCGCGAAGTTTGTGAAGACGGGCTCGGATGGTGAGCAGGCTCAAATGCTTCAGAGCCGCCAGTTCGCGGTAGAAGAGGTTGCTAGGGTCTTTCGTTGCCCTCCCAGCATGATCGGATTGAACACTCCCGGCGCCATGTCTTACGCCTCGGTTGAGCACAACGCCATCCAGTTCACCCGCTACTCGCTCACCCCGCTCATCGCCGCCATCGAGGAAGCCCACAACCGCCTCCTCCCGGCCGACGTCTTCCTGCGCGTCAACATGGACGGTCTTCTCCGGGGCGACTCGGCTACGCAGGCACAGGTCTTCTCCACGGCATTGCAGGCCGGATACATGAGCGTCAACGAGGCCCGCGGTCTCATGGATCTTCGCCCGGTCGATGGGGGCGACAGCCCGCGGGTCCCGCTCGCCAACATCGCCGTCGCTTCGGCGGGGATCGTTGAGGAGCGCGAGCGCGTTGAGATGGCCGCGAAACTTGTCCAGTCTGGCTACGAGCCCGCAGCTGTGCTGTCGGCGCTTGGGCTGCCAGCGATGCCGCACACGGGCCTGGCGTCTAACCAGTTGCAGCCGGCCGAGAACGCCCAGGTCTGACGTGCCCGAGGTCCCCGGCTACATGGCGTCCGCAGCCCGCAAGGGGCTGGCCTTCCGAGCCGACGGCTATGGCGGGGACGGCTTGGCGGATCGCACCATCCGAGAGGCCCGTCAGATCGCTGACGGGCAAATGTCCGACGACAAGGTCATTCGGGCGAATGCTTGGGCGGCTCGGCACGCGGTCGACCTTGAGGCGCCGCAGAACAGCGACGGCAACCACCCCGACTATCCCGGCGCGGGCGCCGTGGCTCATTACCTATGGGGCATTGACCCGACGGACCCTGGACCGGCGAGGCGCTGGCTTGAGCGCGAGGCCGAGCGTATCCGCGAGGAAGAAGGACGAAGCATGACAGGCATGGAGACCCGCACTTTCACGGTGGACGACCTTGAGGTCCGCGAAGCCCCCGAAGGTATGAGCTTCGAGGGATACGCGGCCGTGTTCAACTCCCCGAGCGAGCCCCTGCCCTTCACCGAGACAATTGCTCCTGGCGCCTTTGCTCGGTCGCTGAAGTCCCGAAACAACGTCTTCCTTCTGGTGAATCACGACCCGGCCCGCCCCTTGGCGTCAACCCGGTCGAAGACGATGACGCTGGAGGAGGACGGCCGCGGGCTGCTTGTCAAGGCGACCCTGCCGGACACGAGCGACGGCCGCGACCTGGCGGTTCTACTCGGCGGCGGTGGCAATCCGCGCGTGATCGACTCCATGAGTTTCGGCTTCTCGGTCCCTCGCGGCGGCGACAAGTGGAACGAGGACGGCAGCCAGCGCACCCTCCAGCAGGTGCGGTTGCATGAGACATCCATCGTTACGTTCCCTGCCTACCAGGCCACGACCGCTGCGGTGCGCAGCCTGGACATGCTGGCCGAGGCCACGGGCGAAGACGCCGACGCACTCAATGGCGCGCTAGAGGCGCTGGAGCGTGGCGCGACCCTGACGATGGACCAGGCTGGCCTGTTGTCTGCGGTGGTGGCGAAGTTGTCGCCGGAGCCGCAGCCCGAGCCTGTGGTTGAGCCGGTGGCGCACGACCCGGCACAGATCAACCTGCTCAAGACCAAGCTCGACCTGGCCTTCAAGGCCTGAGACTTCCTGGCCGCGCGAGCCGCGGCTAGGTCCCCGCTCTGAGGAGCCTCGGCGGGATTCGCAAGAAACACCTGCGCAATCCAACAAACCGAGACCCCAGAAAGGGGTGAACTAAGTTGTCCGAGTACTTGAAGAAGCTCGTGGAGGATCGCCAGTCGGCGTACCACGCAGCGAAGGCGAAGATGGACGAGGCCGCCGCTGAGAGCCGCGACCTGTCCACCGAGGAGCGCGAGTTCGTCGACCGCACGTTCGCGGAGCTTGACGAGAAGCGCACCATGATTGACACCCTCATCACCGCTGAGAAGCGTGAGGCTGAGATCG